GAATGCAAAGAGAGTGTAAGCAAGATGTTTAGCGAGTGTTTAGACGAACTTTATCATAGAAACGTAACCTTTGAAACCGACGATTTAGTATTATCGCTAACACAAAAAGAGTATGACAACCTAATCAATAAAAGAGATACACACGGGAAAGTGATAAGAAAACATGAGATATTTTCAGACGAGAGCACAGACGTTCAGATAAGATGGATCATCGACAAAGAAGGAGTAGAAAAATTAGGCATAAGAGGGAGTATCCTTTTTTTTAGAGGAGAAACTGAAGCAAGTGAGGATTTAATAGACGTCGTTAAAAAACACATAAAAGAGAAAATCAAAGAAAGATAGGAGGAAAAATGATAACTGTAATTAAAATTATCTTGCTGGTATTACTGCTATCAATCTTGGTCAAGGTAGTCTGTTACGGCGGACGTTACGATTCTACAATTGAGCAATTAGACGATTATGATGACGACGAAGAATTCGACGATGATGAAGAATTATAAAAATATTGAAGAAAATGCTTGACAAGTCAAATGATATTTAACAAAGGGGAATTGTATGGCAAGGATATCCTGCCAGTATGAACTATTGTTACAGCTTGACACCGAGCTTAACAAAAACAATGGACTTTCATAGAAGTCCTCCTTGGGCGAGCGGGGACGGCTCTTCCTCGCTCGCAGTTTACTCAGAGCCAATAAGGGGGAGCGTGTGAAATTTGACGCATATGTCAAAGACTTAAAGATACTGCCTGAAAACAGAGACGACTTCGTCCGTTTTTTGGCGTCATTAGATAGCGATTATGTCACTATCGAAATCAAATCGAAAACTAAGACACGCACTTCATCCCAAAATAACGCAATCCATTTATATTTTTCCCTTTTATCCGATGCATTCAACGAAGCTGGTATTGACGCTAAGCTTATCTTGGCAGAAGAGGTCGACGTGCCTGTAACCGCCGAATTGATAAAAGAGACTTTATGGAGACCAATCCAAAAAGCGCAAACAGATAAGGACTCGTCGACTAAGTTATCAACTAAAGAAGTGAGTGAAATCTACGAAACGGTAAACAGATATACTGCAGAAAAATTTGGCATATCCGTGCCGTTTCCAACAGAGGAGTATTTTTGATGAAGCGAAAGAAAGAGTTAGAAAGAGAATATTACGCAGTGAAAAATACATACGATAAACTTTTCAATGCAACGATAGAGCAATGAGCCAAGAGAATAAATCAAAACGTAAAGGTATAAATAAAACTGGCGCAAAGGGAATATATGACCCCGATATGTTACCAGTCGTAGAGCGCATGAAAGCCGAAGCGCATACTGACAAAGAGATATTTGAAGAGTTAAAAATAAGTAAAACAGCATTTTACAATTTACTTAACAAAAATACGGACTTTAGGAACGCATATAATAAAGGTAAGGAGCAAACAAAAACCTATTTGGAATCCTTAACCGTTTCGGCTATCCAAAAACTCCTGACTGGTGTCGAGACAACAGAGACGACTACGAAGTTTCGAACTAACAAAGATGGCGAAAAGGTATTGGTCGAACAGACAATCAAACACAAAACGGCTGAACCGAATGCGTATCTAACGTCAACGCTTGTAAAAATTGGCGTCGGTGGACTTGGCAAAGAGGCCGACGACGATAAGATAAGAGAAGTTATAATCAATCTCAATAAATACAAAAAGGTTAGCAATGAGGAACTCGACAACGATAAATAGCGATGAAGTGATGAACGAAGCGTTTATTGACTTAGTCGACTATTACGACAAGCGGCTAATCGTTATGTATGGCGGGGCGGGTAGTGGTAAGTCAGTAGCCTCTGCTCAAATTATCGTTATGAGTATGCTTCAAGGTCGCAATCAGCTAATCGTTCGCAAGGTTGCTCGCACTCTAAAGCGTTCTGTGTTTAGTGAGGTGTTGAAAGCATTAGACCAGTTAGAGGTAGCCGACTTGTTTAAGATCAACTATTCGGATATGACTATACGATGTCAAATCGGTAGCGTTGCGTATTTCGTCGGCTGCGATGATGCAGAGAAATTAAAGTCTATCACGCCGCCAAGCGGGATGTTTAACGACGTGCATATTGAAGAAGCGACAGAAATTAGTGAGGACGACTTTTTGCTAATTGACTCCAGGCAGCGTGGCGACTCGAAGCTCCCTCGACGAATGTTTTTGCGATTTAATCCGATACGTCAATCGCACTGGATAAAAAGAGAAATATTCGATAGCGGCAAATACGATTGTTTGTATCACAAAACTACGTGCGAAGACAATAAGTTCCTGTCTGATATCGATAAACAACGATATCGCAATTACAAAGACCAATCTGATTATATGTATAACGTTTATTATTTAGGTAATTGGGGTGTTATCGGTGGCGTAATATTCGACTACTCCGTGGCAACCGAAAAGCCAGAGAGATTGACTGGTATCAAACCGACTTACGGGCTTGATTTTGGATGGAACAATCCGAGCGCAATCGTTCGAGTATATTCAGACGATAGTATAATATACGTTGATGAAGAGATATACCAAAAAGAACTAACCAACGAACGACTTGCCGAACTTGCAAAACGATTTACCGAAGGATCGATTATCTATTGCGATTCAGCCGAGCCGAAATCTATTCAGAAACTACGTTCGTTAGGTGTGTCGGCGTTACCTGTGAAAAAGGGTGCTGGAAGTGTTTTAAGCGGTATTAGGTACATCCAAGGCAAAAAACTAATCGTCAATCAATCGTGTGTGAATTTAATTAACGAGTTGGATTCGTATCACTTCAAAAAAGATAAAAACGGCGAGGTTATGGAAGTGCCTGAACTAACAGACGACCACGCAATCGATGCTTTGCGATACGCACTTGAGGAGAAAATGAACCAAAGCGAAACGGTAATCGGTTATCCAAATACTACTATAGGATGGCAATAATGGACTACGTAAGCAATTTTTCTACGCAATACAAGAAATTCGGAACGTTTGATAATTTCAGACCGACTCTAATAAAAGATATTATCGAGGCGAATAAGGTAAAAGATAAAGAAGCTCAAGCTAAGTGGAACAGATACTTGCAATCGATTGGTTCTCTTGAAATTGACAAGAAGATTCGTTCTATTCATACTAAAATCAACAATAAATTAAAACACGATTTCAGAGGCGAAATCGTATCAACGCAAACCAATTATTTCATTGGTCGACCGATTAGCTATAACATCCGAGACGATGAGATACCTGAACGCCAAAGACTTCTGTTTACCGAATTTGTAGACAGAAACAAACTCGCAAGTCAAGACCAATATTTAGCTAAGCGCTTATCGGCACTCGGAAAAGCAGGGCGGTTATATTACCAGCTTGACAAAAAGCTGTGGATGGTCAATCTAATGCCCTACGAGTTCAAGATCGTCAAAGATGAGATAACGAACGAAACACTTTTCGCAATACGATACTACGACGTCGAAACGTCAGATAAGAAAATACGCAAACAAGTCGAGTTCTACGATAATCAATTCGTCTATTACTACACGCAATCCGATGACGGAGAGAATTACTACGAAGATAGCTACAATTTCAACCTACCCGAAACCAATGAGGACGGGTCAAAGGTCACTCAATACTTGCACGGATTTACAAAAGTGCCAATCGTTGAATTCAGAAACAATGAAGAGGGTTCGGGCGATTTCGACCGTGTAGAAACTCTAATCGATGCATATGATAGAATTGCTTCGTCTGATTTAGACGATTTAGAGGATATTCGTGACAGCTTATTATTTCTAAAACGTATGAAACTAGACCCGAGTCAAATGCAACAGCTGCGTGACGCCAAGCTTATTCAGACGATGGACGAACTTGCAGATGCTCGATATATTAGTAAGGCAATTGGAGATACTCGTCTGGCCGACACTATTAACAGGCTCAAAGATAATATCTACAGGATAAGCAGAACCGTTGACTTTTCCGATGAAAAGTTTTCAGGTGCAGCGCAAAGTGGCGAAAGCCGCAAATATAAGCTGCTTGCAATGGATAACAATAGATCAGACAAAATAGCCTCTTTTGAATATGGGTTAGACGAACAATTAGAAGTGTTAGTCACTGGTTGGCGAATGCTGCACGGGATCGAATTCAATCCGCATGGGATTAGTTACGATTTTCAAGCGAATATCCCAAATGACGAAACATACTGGGCAGAACTTGCACAAAAGCTGAACGGTATTATCAGCAAACGGTCGATTATCGATATACTACCTTCGTCAATAGTAGAAAATACCGACGAAGAATTGAAACGCATAGAAGAAGAACAGGACGATTATTTATCGTCTCTTTACAGGACAATAGACAATGATTCTCAAGAACCGCAAGCAACGAATTGACTTTTTTACCGAGCAGTTCGGCTACGTACAAAAAGACCTCGATCGACTCGAAGTCAAAGCGGCTCGTGAACTTGCGAAGCTATACAAGCAGACATTTAATGAGGTTAAGCTACGAATCAGTGAGCTATACGAAAAGCACGCCGTTCAAGGAAAACTATCACGTGACGAATTGATGAAATATAACAGGCTATTAGAGATGCAAAGGTCAATTGCAGAGCGGTTAAAATCATTAGGAATCGAAAACAATGAAAAGAATGTCAATTTTATACTTGACGCAGCCCGTATGAGCTATTTACGAGTCCGTTACGGTGCTACCGAAGCACTCGGCTTAAAGGTAGCTACTTA